TATGGCATCACTTTCAACCTCGATCTACCTTCCCAGACCGACATGGAGAAGGTGCAGGCCGACACCCAGAAGGTACGTATTGACTCGCTCACCCAGCTCCTGAACATGGGTGCCAGTCTGGAGTCTGCCGTGGATGCGCTCGGACTCCCCGACTCGTACAAGCGTCTTGACTTGCATCAGCAGGCTCCGACGCTGACTATCCCAATAGCCGCAAAACGGTATAGCCGTAATATCAAACCGCAGGAAACGGCAACCGAGAAACGCATTCTGCCCGCCACTCGAACCTACGTTGACAGAGTTATCAGACTCGCCCGTCGCTCTCAGAACAGTTTGCGCGATGATTTGGAAGCTATCGGCGACCAGTGGATTAACGACGTGGAAGATGACCTGATGACCAACCTCGCCGCCTACGCGCGCCGTACCGGCTACGAATTGGAGCAGGTCATTACCGCGTGGACGGAAGTCCACCCCGAAAGCTCCATTACCGTGGAAGTCGAGAACTACACTGCCGATGATTGGCGGCAACTCTACTTCTGGACTGAACTCCCCGACACCGTGCGTGAAGCCTACGTGGAACACTTGCGGAGCATCGCCAAGTCCACCAGCAAAACCATCACGAACAACGTCCTTGAACTGCTGAACCGTGCCGACGTGGAACAGTGGGACGCCGAACGCCTGCGTGACGAGCTCGAACGCATGGGCAACGATCACGCCGAACTGATCGCCCGCTGCGAGACTGTGCAATCGCAACGGCTCGGCAGTCTCTACAGCGCCCGCAATCTCAGTGAGACTCTTGGCGTCCGACTGTACAAAGTATGGCGTACTTCCGGTGACGGCAAAGTGTGCGAATTCTGCCGTCATATGGAAGGCAATCGAATCGCATTGGATGACACGTATCTGGCTGAAAACGCCAGCGTCGAGATCGGAGACCGCACCTACGTGAACAACTTCGAGAGTATGCAGACCCCGAACGGACACCCCAACTGCCGGTGCTACGAGGATTACGAGGTGGTGGAATCATGACGTATGACATCCATTGCAAACGGTGCGGACGCTACTTGGGTTCCTGCGCCCGTGACACGATGGTGACGCTCAAATGCCCGAACTGCAAAGGTTTGGACGTGTATCGCATCGTGCTACTATGGGGGTCAGAACATTAAGCCCATTAAGGACGTTCGACCGCACCACTAACCCCCTATCTGAAAGGGCAAAGATGAAGACTCGTAAGAGCTTCGCCAACAGCGGTGCCCCAGAAACCAATGGCCGTACCCTCACCTTCCTCGCCAACAGCGGCAAAGTGATGTGCGACGGACTCACTGTAGATTTGAAGACACTGAAAGCACCGTTAATCGACGGCACTCTGAAACTGGTGTCCGATCTCACCGAGTCCGACAAACTATCCCTTCCGCTCCTGATTGACCACAGGCCCAGTATCGAATGCCAAGCGGGTGCAATCACCCGACTTTGGATGACCGATGACGGACTAATGGCCGAAGCGAAACTCAGCGAGGTAGATCAGGGCGAACGTATCCGCCAGCTTGCCGCCGACGGATGCCTGACCAACAGTTTCAGCATCACCGTTGAATTCAACCAGCGTCCCGGCAAGGACGGTATCATCCACGATGGCGAACTACTGGAAATCAGCGTCGTGTATCGTGGGGCCGACCCAAGGGCCGCTTTCACCGCAATCAACAGTCGCAACACTAAGAATGGAAACACCATGAACCCGGAACTCCTGAAGAAACTGGCGCGTACCATCGCCCAGTTCAAACTCACCCCGGACGAGGCGGAACAGCTCACCGATTCCATCGGTGACATCATGCAGTCCGCTCTCGATGACATCACCGCTGCCATCACCAACCAGAAGGAAGGCGAGGGCGAGGGCGAGGGCACCCCGGAACCGGAGGAACCCGTGCAGACTTCCGGCGGGCGCCAGACCATCATCATCAACAAAGCCAACCACGCCGCCCACCAGTCGGGTACCGTGAAGTTCTCCCACGACCGTAAGACGTGGCTTGACTCCGACGACGCCATGATCGCGTTCGAACGTGCCCTGATCGACACTGATAACAAGGGTGTCGAAGCATTCCACCGTGAGTGGGCTGACACCGTGAACCGTAACATGTCGGACACCGCATCGTTCGGCGTTGACGCTGACAATGTGAACAAGTTCATCCCGACCGTGGCAATCACCACAATCGCGGACGCGCTGAACACGCGCGGCTCCGGCCTGTGGAACCTGCTGCGCAAAACCGGCATGGATCGTCTCACCATCGGCGGCAACATCACCGGTCTGACCGACCAGACCCGCGCCCACGGCTACCCTGTGACCTCCTACGGCACGACGAAGAAGAATCAGGTGCTTTCGTTCGTGAAGCGCGAGCTTCAGGCCGACTACACCTACAAGTACATCACCCTGAACAAGGGCGATATCCGCCGCACCCAGCGTCCGGGCGCTCTGCTCCGCTACGTGTTGCAGGAACTCCCGAACTACATCGTCCAGACCATCGAACGTCAGATCACGCTCGGCGGTTACACGGACATGGCGCATTTCCGTTCCGTCGTGACCGACGCAGCAGACAAGTCGTCCGAGTGGAAGGGCAACCGTTTCGCGCTCTCCTACACCATGACAGATAACACTCCGCTGATGGACTTCGTGCGCGCCTCCCACATGGTTCGCGCTCAGGGCAACAAGGTGCTGCTGTGCAACGCTGACACCGTGGCCGACCTGCTGATGTCCGCGAACGCGAACGGAAATACGTACATTGCTCTCGGCGGTGACGATACTCTGGCCCGCGCCCTCGGCGTTAACCAGATCATTACCCCTGAATGGTGGACGGACACGGACGACACCACCACTATGGGCGTCATTATGGCTGCGTCTCACTACGCGGTGGTTGGCGATACGTCCATCGAGGCGTTCACTAACTTCGCGCTGTCCACTAACACCAACGAGTATCTTCAGGAGATTTACGCTGGTGGCGGTCTGGATGCGGAGAAGTCCGCCGTGGTCATCAAGCCGAAGGGTGAATGATGAACGCTGAAATGTACGCACGAGTCGGCGGCAAAGCGCTGCCACAAGACAACCTGAACACGGTTAAGGTCATCAACTTTGTGGACAAGTCCGGCAAACCAGTGTCTTTGACGGGTCCGCAGGGTCCGGCTGGCCCGAAGGGTGAGCGTGGTCCGCAGGGTCCGGCTGGCCCAGCTGGTCCCGCTGCTTCGATCACTAAGGCCGCTCACGTTAACCCGTCGTCCGGTTCTGTTGCCGACGTGGTGAACGCTCTGATCGGCGCAGGTCTGATGGCGTCCGCCTGACACGCTACCCTAAACAGTAGCGGGACTGCACCGCAAAGGCCCTATCTCCTACAATGGGAGGTAGGGCCTAACTCATTTTCGGAAGGAGCAATAATGGACATCGACGCAAGCGTAATCGATCAAGTGGGAGAGACGATCTACGCGCGATGGAAGGACGCCGCGCTCGCAGACCTCGCCAACATCATATGCCAAAAAGACCTATTCCCGATTACGGATGATTACGTGGGAATTGTCGTAGGAGATGGCCGCCACATAGCGTTACCGGCATGGTATTCGGAAGTAACCAACGTGCAGACCACCGACGGCGTGACTCTCGATTTTCGCGTGAACTACGATATGGGCGACGGGTGGACGCCCGAAACCAAATACGCCAACTGTCTGACTATCGCGCAACGTCTTAATGTCGGCACGGCAGTCACCGTGACCGGAACGCACGGGTTCGCCAAACTGCCAGCCCCATTATCTTCGGTCTTGGCGGCTGTTATCGAGGCAGACCAGAGCGTTCTTGAACAGACAGACCGCATCACGTCCAAGAGCATCGAGGATGTGAGCGTGAGCTACGCAACGATCAACGAGACGGCTATGGAACGTGCGTTGACCCCGTACCAGTCGCTTATCAGCCAGTGGAGCCTATGCCGGAACGGAGTCCAGACTGGTGGCATTCTCTCCCTGCCTCGCAAGCATCATCAATTACCGTGGTGGTTCAACGCTCAGGATTACATGGGGGGTGACTATGCTTATGGCAACGCTCTGTGACCCGTTCCGACTGTTCCCTAACCAAGTCCAGACGGCTACGCTTTGGCGGTACACGGCTCCCGGTCTGCCTAACGAAAAACTGGCCGACTTGCAGGTGATTGTGAAGCATTCCACCCAGTCCGACCAGCCGACCGAATACGGTTCGCGTATCAGCAGTCGACGCTTCCACATCCAAACGGACACGGTTCCCGAGAACTTGCGGGAAAACATGGAACTATGGCCCGACCTCATGCTGGAACTCTCCGATGGCAGGGTATACCAAGTCACGCAAGCCAGTCGCGGCGACGATATGGACATGGGGAAAACCCGGTTCATCACCGTGTACGGGAACCCGTATGGAAGGGATAGTCTATGAGCTACCGGTTACAGTTGTCCGCTGATTGGGCGCGCAAACTCTCCACCCAACAGTTAAACAAGGGCGGCGTGAAAATGATGACCGACATCCTCAAGATGGCACGTCAGAACGCTCCCGTCTTGACCGGCGCTTTGCGTAACAGCGGACGCTTCCAACAGCTCTCCACAATGAAGTGGCGTATCACGTTCGGCAACAGTCGCGTGCCTTACGCTCGTATCCGCGAACACACGAACCGGTTGCACCCGAACACGGTACGCTACCTCCAGCGGGCTAGGAACACCGCCGCTAGCCGTGCTAAATCATATTTCAACCTAGGATAGGAGCGCCATCATGATTGATCTGGCCATGTGC